GGACCATATCGGTGGGGGCGGGGGCTTCGGGCGAACCAGATTCGGTAAGGATTTTGTCAAGACGCTTTTCAAACGTCTCAGATTCTTGCAATTCGAGTGACTTGTTGGCGCCATCAGGGGCACCGTCACCCTCATCAGTTACTTCAATGACGGGGCAGGCCGCACCCAGGTGACTGGATGCGTCGTGGATAGCCTGAACAAGGGCGCCGTCGCCACCAATCCCACTGGCGGTCATAGCCGCCTTCAGGTTGGCCGCGAAGCCGTCATAGTCGAAGCGCGGAACGATGTCGACATAAATAGCCGGCGACTTCGTTTCCTTGGTCTCGACCATTTCGGAAGACTTGCCGTTGCTATGGGGGTCGATACCGTGTGCCCTAGCGGCTGCGTGAATCGCAGCCTCGGTAGAGGCTAGATGATCCCCCAGCAGCTCACGGTTGTGTGCCACGCCGATAAAGCGGAGCGCCGCACGAATATGCTCAACCGTGTCGATGGGGTACTTACCCTCCGAGGGGTCCGCATAATGAACGTCGCCGTAAGGCTTCGGAGAGTCCTTGACGTCGGGGGCCTTCATTTCGGCCTCAGCGGCTCTCTCGGCCACAATTTCCTCTGCCCTGACATCCAGGGCTTTAGAGTCAAGGATAATCGCTTCACGATTACTTGGGACGGCAACAATGCCCAGATTGAGCAGCTCCCGGCGTGGCTCCCCCGACTTTTTGGTCTTGTCGGTCATAAACGCCACCGACACGGAGCGAATATGGCGCTCTTTAATGAGGGTCCGAACCTCCTGCGCCCGTGGAATAGACGATAAACTGACATCGGTCTGGATATTTCCATCCGAATTGAAGTACGGACGCCCAGATCCGACCGTGGTGGCAACGCTCATGCCGTGGTCGGAGTCGACAGTAATATGCTCGGGGAGTGCCTTCCACTCCTCCTGGTAAAGGTTATCGCCGTCACGGTCCTCCGAGGGGGTTGACGCGATGCAGGTAAATCCCCCGTGGGGGCCATACTTCAAGTCGTCGTCAACATCCTCGATGGTCGCCAGGGCCTTGCCTATGACTTCCATTATTAAGTTGTATTACCTTTCATGTCACGCTCGGCGATAGCCAATCGCACAGATTCAAGAATGTCCTCAAGCTCCTCGGGGAACTTTGTGGCCAGGGCGATAGCGAAAGCCTTAATCTCCTCGGGCGTCTTTCCTCGGCCTAACTGACGCGCAACCTCGCGGAGGTGCTTCGGCCGGCCGATGGTGGACGGGTTCTGGTTACTGGGTTGCGGGCCACCGCCACTGGACGGGATCGGCGTGGGCGGTTTCCTCGGAATCGAATGCGGCTTCGGCGTGCTATTGCCCTGTTGCAGGGCCGGCACCGGAGTGGCCGTGGGACTCGGGTCCAGCTTGATCCCGTCAGGGGTCGTGCCAGAGGCGGCGACATTCATGCGGATGATCTCGCCCGGTTCGCCAAGTTTCTGAACCGCGGAGTTAACCCACAGCTCGTCGGCCTTGGGGTCGTCATATCTGTTATGTCCTATGTATTCCCGCGCCTCATTAGGCGTAAGAATCGCGTTAGTTACGCCCTTATGGGCAGCCTCTAACCTGTTCTCAAAGTCTCCGCGCATCACCTCATCAGTGGCGAAGCGCATGATGTTCTTACGTGACCAGTACGCTCCGACATGGGCATCCATGACGCTTTGTAGGAGTTCGATGACCGGGGCCATCGTGTCCCTATAAAACCCGCGCATCTGCTCAGTGATGTTAGAGAAGGTGGCGTGTTCAAGGATTCCGACAAGAGTTGGAGCCACGTCGTAAACCGCGGCGATTTCCTCGCGGTTCATCTTGCGGGTCTCGATCAACTGAAGATCGACCGAGGTCATCTGAAACTCTTTGGCATCAACGCCGTCTTCAAGGACCAGGGTCGAGCCGGCGTTAATCGTGCCAGCATGATCCTGATCGAAGGCGAGTTTCAGGCGCCTGGCGCCGACATCGCTTAACCGATTCGGCGTAGTCAGGATCAGGTTAGGCCGCGCACCGTTCTTGAACATCGAGTTCTCGGCGTTACGCGAAGAGTCCTCTGCGAAGATAGTAGACCGCAGCGCCTCCATCCTGCTCAGGCCACGCTCAAGCTTGTTCGGGTGAAACAGCCGGAAGGGAACAATGTCCCTCTCGTCAAACTGCACCAGCTCGGTATTGATACCGGAGCCAGCCTGGAAGAAGTAGGTATATTCACCGGTCTTGGGATCACGCTTGATCGCGACCCTAGAAGGGTGCATCGGCATCAACTTGAACGGGGCACCCGCGCTGTCGCGGACTATCGCCAGATAGGTTTCCCCATAGATATCGATAGTGGTCTGTACCCAATGCCAGAACCGGAAAGGGTCCATGTATGGACATGGGTCGGCAACCAGCCTGGCGTAGGCAGAGCGCGTATCCAGGGTTCTTGTGTTATTGCCGTCCACGTCCCACACATTCACCGGGAGGCGGGCAACGGCATTGGCCCTTTTATCGATAACCACGCGCACCCACGGGGATCTTTGATAAATCTCGCCGTAAAGGGCGAACCTGTACTCCAAGTCCATCCCCATGTAATCGGGGTAGTAATATCCCTCGGGGATGATGGGCTGAAGTTCAGCAAGAGCCTCGGGTGCAATCGTCATGCCGTTGCCGCGGACACGGAGGGCGGGCAGGTTCTCGCCGCTACTCGTCCGCATTAGGGGCCTTCGGTGGAATCTTCTGAACGAAGTGGACCCTGTGGCGGTCGAACAGAAGCTCCCCTTCTAGCTGCCGCGGCGGGGCGTCACCATCGGGATACACCTCGACATGCGCGAAGACGTATTGGCCATCACGACTGCGGTCAGCGTGCAGGAGGACGCCCGAGAAGTCATAGCCCACCGTAGGTGTAATGTGCAGCCGCTGGCGTACCAGCTTCTCTATTGAGTTTTTCATTCACTTCCTAGATGACGAGAACGTCTCGTTCGTTGTAAATGGAATCGATCTGGCCGTCACGCGACCACCAGGCATTGACAGCCATGATCGCGGCCGGCACCGCGTCGATCCTTTTGGAAGCGCGCATCCGGTTGGGCTTATCGGGCATAATCAAATCAGGGTCGGAAAGCTTGTACTTCGCCTCACAGGCGTCAAAACAGAACCGCGCCAACGGATTCCCGTGATGCCGGAAAATACCGTCAGTCACCATGTCGAAGATGCGGTGCATCCCATCCGACATCGTGGAGAACTGGTTGTCATAGGCATAGATATCCTCCACACCGATACCGGTTTCCAACCTGATGCGCTGAATGATCGGCTCCGACATGTGCTTATCCACGTCGCCGCCCAGAATGCAGAACCGGTTAGAGTCAGCCTTGATATCGGCGTAAAGCTCTTCAAAGTCCAACACATCACCCGGCGTGACCGTCAGCCAACCGTTCTTCGCGAATTCGTGCGTGAACCGGCCCTGGTTCTGTCGATCCAGCCGCTCGAGGCCGGCCTCGCAGATCCAGTGACGCCACGCCACATCGACCCCGTAAGTCGGGTCGGCGCAGGGGAACAGGTAGCAGATCGAACAGAGGTCTTGCTTCGCCGCGATGTCCAGCCCGAAGTAACACTCGCAGCCGTTGAACGAATCCAGAAGCTTCGCGTTGTTCTCGTACAGCGTCGACCGGTTGGACTTCTTGTCCCAGGAGAACATGTTCATCCAGCGAACAGTCGTGGACTGCCATTGATTCAGCCGGAACTGCCGAAACGCCATCTCCGCGATCGGATTAGCACGAGCCTCACTGGCAGCCGTACGCATCCTCTCCAACGAAAGAAAATCACCCAGCGCCGGGTTGGCGTGCCACCAATTCTCCTCAACCCACGGATCCGCATCCTTAGGCGTATTACGGATATAGGTGAAGATATGGCGGTTATCCTTATGGTCAGGATTCTCCGCGATGCCCTCCATCTGGCGGTGCATCAACCCGGCGAAACCCTCACTATCGTTCCCCGCGGTCGTACTCGCCACCATCAAAGGCTGTAGACGCGCTCCTGAGCCCATACCGGTACGCAGAGAGTCCCACATATCCCCCGATTGCCATGCCAAGATCTCGTCGGCCCCGACACCACTGGGGTTAGAACCAAGAGCAGACTTAGCATCAGCCGCGATAACCTGATACGCAGAGTTCGTCCGAACATCGAAGATCCGTTTCTTGTAGTCACTGACCTGAAGACGACGGCTCAAAACCGGCGACATGATCACCATCTGTGCGGCGACATCGAACGCCAGCTTCGCCTGCGTAATATCACGGGCCACACCATAGATCTCAGCCGAATGCTCACCATCCGCGATAAGCAGATAAAGCATAATTCCGGCAAGAAGCTCAGTTTTACCACACTGACCAGTCGGCATCAGGTCTTTCCCGGCAAGGAAAAACCCAGACTGGATACCTATACATTTAGTCTGCTTGACACCCACGGGCTCAATAGAGACAACAGAATCCAATTGATTCCGGCTAGTCGCCCCACGGGCCTTCAGTGCCTTACGCGGCATCCTATGGGGATTAGGGGCACCCGTTTGGGCCGTAAAATGCACTTCCTGATAGTCGCCATAGCCCCCAACATGCTTGACGCTACGCCAGGCGTTATATCCAACAGACCTGGCTAGAAATTCGACCGAATCGGCAAGCTGTACGTTCTTCGCGCAAAAGCCATAAGACAGGGTCGAACCCCTCTCCGTGGCCCACCCATCGGTGTCCATAAGCCCACGTAACAGGTCCAGTCGGTCGGCCTCCGACGCCAGCAGGTATTGCTCGGGGACATGCTTGTTATGCAGAACCCCCAAAGACCGCAGCTGTGTCATCAGCTTCTGTACGTAAAAAACCTGCGAGATACTTGTTTCTCGGGTTTCATAACCGGCGCCCTCAAACTGGGCGCGCATAAACGGCTGATCATCCTCATGGGCGGTGATGGCGCCAGACTTAGAGGTACCGTCGCCCAGCCACGCCCCAAGGCAGTAAGGATCAACCGGAAGCGTTCCCGAATCAATCTTCAGCGAACCGGTCGCCGGAAGCGCATTAACATAAGTACCGCGGCCATCCTTGAGATCGCGCGACAGCATATCGCCCGTTGTGACCACACTCTTGATATAGTCAGGCTTTGAACGTGTCCCATCGGCCTGGCGTAAAGCGCCCCGCGGCCTCGTCCGATCGTGAACCAGCCAATCGTGATCGACACCCGCCTCAAGAGACCTTCCGAAACGACTGGTAACCCGATAGACCATTTCCGTGTAAACATCCGAAACAAACTCAACCGTTTCCGGCTGCCCATCCAGGTTAAACACCTGGTCTCCGGATTCAATTTCACCGATAGTTGTCCAACCACGATTGGCGGTGAGCACCGCAGTATCGACCGCGATCGCCTTACGTGCAATTTCTATCCACGCAACCTCGTAACGCCTGCGGTAACACTCAAGCTCGTCGGACCAATCCACACGGCCGAACAGGGGCCTAATGATCTCGTCACGCTGCCAAGGGGCCAGAATGAACTTTCTACGCACATACTGCCCCTTGGTGTGAACCAGGATTTCCTCAAAAAACGCCTGTACGTGGTCGGCGCGGGGCACACAGAAGTGGCTGCCGACCTCGGGGCATTCCACGCCGTCGAAGGTGTAGCCGCAGACAGGCACACGGCGTCGGGGCATAACACCTCCTACGGTATGAAGCAAATGGATTAACTATCGGATTTTGAACCGAATAGCTTATGTTCAAACTCGGCCAGGGCCGCGGCGAACGCAGAGCCCCTGCTCCGGTGCTTATCGAACTTGGCACGATGCTTATTGAACTGATGTTGCAATCGGCGGTGAACGATGACATGCGCCGGGTTGGCCTTCGATTTGGGGATAGTCTGCATACATCTCCTGTATGGTGTAAGGCATGGGGTTGAAAGCGACCGCGGAGCAGCTACAGGCCCGACTGGGTCTGCGGCGGTCCAACGCCGCCCAACCACACCGCAACAAACAACGAGAAGAGAAACGCCCCGGCAGGGGGAATCGAAGGAAGAAGCGACATGATGCAGTTCAAGACCAAGTGCGATGAGATCACCGTCTTCTGCGCCCGGTGCGGGCGTGTGTACACCTACATGACCACCCGGCAGGCGATCTCGCAGGCGTGCCTACCGTGCTGGCTGGGGCAGAACGGCTGAGCTCAGGCCAGGATCCGCTCAGCCCCACTCCGAGGCCCGTTATCCACCTTCTCAATGGCGAGGTTGGCCCGGTCACCAGGGGTGAACCCGAAGCGGCCACCAATCTTGCTCATCGTCTCAATACAATCACGCATCATCTGGTGGTACGGCGACTTGATCTTGCCACCGGCCGCGCCCAGCTCAACGAATTTCCCAAGCGTGGACACATTCGCATGCAACAGATCGCGACACTCGCGGAACTGCGCGACGGCCTCACAAAATGCCTCAAAGGCGTACACGTCCCACGGGGTCAAACAACCCTTGTCGATCAGGTCAGGGGCCAGTTCGTCCCAAATGGCCGCGGCGTGGGCCGTCATCCCCTCGGGTTGGACCGCCTTGCCCTCGCTGGGAAGTGGTTCGTTACGATTGATACGCGATTCACGGGTGCCCTCGATCACCTTCAGGTGCGTGGGCTTAGCTTTGGGGCCTCTAGCGCCCATCTAGCGCCTCCTTACGGGATACTGTAGGGTTTGGGGGTACTTTCGGGCGGTTTTAGCCCGATTTCCGAGAGAATGGAGTGGATTTGATGAAGTTCGTCCCGGCCGACGAAGGCTGCAAGCTGCATCGCCTAGAACTGAGCCGGCGAAACCTCGAAATCCTGCTCAGGAAGCTGGACGACCCACTGAGCGGAGTTGGGCTTGTCGACCCCGACAACAGGATCATCGTCGGCGCCGTCGAAACCCACGACTGCCTGGAGATCGTGCCCGTCGAAAACGAAGCACACTACAGCGACCGGGCGGCCGGGAGCCATGTACATGCCCAGCACGGGAGGGACGCTGTGAACACCGCAGAATGGCGCTTAGAAGCCATCAGGACCGCGATAGGCGACGTTTTGGACGAGCCCAAGGCCGATGACCCCGGCATGCTGGCAATTCTCATCCTGGCACGAATCATGGGCATTTTGGTCATGACCGACGACGAAGTGCTGCACACCGGACACGGGGACTGGTGACATTGACGAGGTGTAGAGAAGATCGAACAATGAGCACTGAGAGCATGCTAAACACCGGGGATCGCGTCCAAATTCAAGTTGACGACATACGCCTACGCGGCACCGTCGTCAAGATTCGCAAAACTGTGCAAGTCATGTGGGACGAGTACGGCTACGCCACCTGGGAGAAGTCAACCGATCTAGAGAGGATCGAACAACGGAAACCAGATCACCGTACCCGCGCCAAACGCCACAAAACCATCCTAGAGGACTGAAATGGATGATTGGGACTTCCAAGCCTATATCGGTCTGAGCGAGACCGCCGCAGCCATTATCATCTGGCTGGCACACTGAATGCCCGCCCACCGACTGGGCATCCCCAACGTAGGCGCCCGCATCAAAGAACTACGCGAACATCGAGGCTGGTCCGCCAGCGAACTAGGCAAACGCAGCGGAATTACACGCGGAACCATCGCAAAGATCGAAGTCGGCATACGAATCGACATGAAACTCTCGCAAGCACTGGCCCTGACCAGGGCACTCGGAATCACCGTCGAACAGCTAGTCGGCGAGGTTGATATCGACCTCGCCGAAGCGAACGAAGCAGCAGCAGACCTGGGAGCGGGGTAACGCTGACGAGGCAGGAATCGAACCTACAACCACCCGATTAACAGTCGGGCGCTCTGCCGATTGAGCTACACGCACCTCATTAGGTGTCAGAATCCCCCAGTGCCACAAGGCTTTTCGGCTTGTTGATGTGGTCCTTGTACACAACCGGAATCCTAACTCCCCCAACACATTTCCAAGCACCTGTATGTTCCCAAATCCCAACGCATGTAATACCTTTCGACAACGAGTCATGCATTGGCCGGTCCTCTCATTGACGGCGAATGATGTTGGTGGAGAAG